TGCTGATAGTTCAATCCATTGCAGAGAATCACCATCGTTCACATAGATAAATTCTTGTCCTAAATCAGCATCGATCCAACGGTCACCTTCATTGGCACTACCTGGTGGGAATGAACTGAAGTAAAAGGTACTTTTTCCATTCGCCAATTCATAAGCTGCATTGGCTCTATTGAAGGCTGCCTGAGCGGTTATGTTGCCTGTATTAGCTTTATTAAAGGCAGCTTGTGCTATTGTTGTACCAGAATTTGCTTGATCGTAAGCAGAATTTGCATGATCTGCCGCAATATTACCTTTTAAGAAAGCAGAGTTTGCATATGATTCGGCCGACTGAGAAGCTACATTAAGATAGTTTGTTCCATCATTAGTAAACTGCCAATGATCTATGGATTCATTCCAAATGAAAGCAACATTATCTGAAGTACCACGATCAACTTCAATACCAGCATTAAACGCTGGTGCAGAAGCCTGATCAATTGCAGCGTTAAGAGTTATAATATTGTCTGCAAGAATTACAGTACTTGAATTTGCATACAATAAACCACCAACAATAGTAACACCACCTTGTACTGTCAATGGGCCTGTAAGAGTACCACCACTCAAATCAAGTTTAGAATTGGCTGCATTGTAAGCAGAATTTGCCCAATTAAATGCAGCATTAGCATGTAAATAACCAGAAGCGGCTTTTTCATTGGCCACATTTGCAATTGTAAATGCGCCATTTGCATAAACACCAGCAGTTACGGCTCGTTGGTCTGCGGTAGTTGCAGCACCGAGTGCGGAGTTTGCAAATGATCCAGCAGAATTTGCAGCACCAAAAGCTCCATTTGCATATGAACCAGCAGAGTTAGCAGTATTAAAAGCTGCTTGTAAGATTGTACTACTACCAGCATTGTTGGCAGTATCATATGCGGCTTGAGCGATTGCGTTTACTGTATTTGCTAAACTAAATGCGGAGATCGAATGTGCATTTGCGGTATTTGCAACACCAAATGCAGAATTAGCATACGATTCTGCCGCAGCAGATCCTATAAAACTATAATTTGTACCATCGTTTGTGTACTGCCATTTATCAGATGCTTCATTCCACCTTAATATAACTGGAGATTCATCACCACGAATAACACGAATGCCAGCATTAAGTGAAGGCGTACCTGTTTGATCAGTAGCAATATCAACTAAATTATCTTCAATAGAAATAGAAGAAACAAAGAATTGTGCTCTATCACCATCAACACGCAAATTACCTGAAACAACAACATCACCAACAATTGTACCACCAGATGCATTAAACTTTGTATTTGCTAAAGAGAAAGCTGCGTTAGCATAAACACCTGCACTTAATGATTGTTGATTTGCGGTGTTTGCAACAATAAATCCTGCATTAGCATGATTATAAGCAGCATTACCGGCATTCCAAGCATAATTTGCAATCTCAGAACCTTGAGAAAATTGAATACTATTTGCAAGAGCGAAAGCAGCGAGACCAATTAGTGTGGCATTATTAGCTTCACCAAATGCACCGTTAGCATGCAATCGTGTTTCATTAATTAAATTGTTGGCAGAATTAGCACGGTTGAAAGCTGCATTAGCTTGAATGTATGCCGAGTTAGCATACGACCCTGCAATTTGACCGCCTGCAATAAAAGCATTATTTGCAGCATCAAAAGCTACATTGGCAGTATTAAATGCGGCTTGAACAAATTGAGGAGTTGCAGCATTAGCGGCATTAAATGCAGCATTAGCATGTGAGTAAGCTGAATTAGAATGTGTTCCTGTTGTACCACTAAATGCAGCATTAGCTCTTAAAAATGCAGCATTAGCATAAGAACCAGCAGCATTTGCGGCCAAAGCAGCACCTGAAACTGCAATTGTTGCTTGACCTGCAAAAGCATATGCAGCATTAGCAGCTTCATAAGCCGCATTAGCATAGACTTCAGCCGCAGCCGAACCTATGTTACTTGTTGAAACATTATCAGTAAACTGCCACCTGTCTAAAGTTTCGTTCCAAAGTATCGAAGCATTTTGATACCTTCCACGTTCTATTTCTATACCAGCTTCTTCAGTAGGTAATGCAGATTGTCCTAAATCCGCATTTAAAGTTATGACAGCATCACCTAAATTTAATTGATTCGTTGCTACATATGTTACATTACCTGTAACTGTAAGATTACCAGTAACATTAACATCACCTGAAATCGTACCACCAGAAGTATCAAACTTAGTATTTGCTGTATTGAATGAAGCATTTGCGTGCCGATATGCAGAATTAGCATAACTACCTGCTGTTGCAATAGATCCTTCAGTTGCAACAACATTAGCAAATATATTTGTTAACAGTATAGAAGTATTAACAGAATTGTTTAACGCTGTATTAGCTGCATTGAAAGCTGCATTAGCTTGATTGAACGATAATAAACCTGTATTAGCAGCTGCGTATGCACTATTAGCATAAGAAGAAGCAGAATTTGCTGTTTGATATGCAGAATTAGCATAAGAAGATGCGGCATTCGCAGTAGTATTTGCAACATTAGCTACTGCAAATCCTGCATTAGCATAAGAACTTGCAGAATTTGCAGTTGTTAAAGCTAAATTTGCTACATTAAATGATGCATTAGCATGTGCATTGGAATAAATTGCCGTGTTGGCGGTTTGATAAGCCGCATTGGCATGATTGTATGATGCATTTGCTTTATTATAAGAATCTTGAGAAAAGTCTGCTGCGTCTGGAAAATCTATTGCAACATTTGTTACGCCTGTAATTCGACCATCGGCACCAACAGTAAATGTAGGAATAAATCTTGTATTGCCATATGAACCACTTGTAACTGAAGTATTTACAAGTGTAACATTTAAAGTTACATTTGAAGAACCATTAAGACTTACATTACCATTTGCGTTACCAGATAATGTGATCGTAAAATTATTTGCTAATCGTGAAGATGTTGCAGCATTACCATCTAAATCTCCAACAAGATCACCAACAAAAGAATTGGCTGTAATTACATTTCCAAAAAAAGAACCTTGCGAATCTCGGATTACAATTGAACTTGGTGAAGCAAAAGAAGTATTAGATTCAAGGAGATCAATATATTTTTGGCCACCAATAACATTGGCTGTACCAAAATCATTACCAATAAATAATTTTTTAGATACTTCAGAATAAGCTAATTCTCCAGCAGATAGTTGTCCATTAGCTGGTTCAGTATTCGCTGTCGAATACTTTATCTGAATTATTGTCATTAGAAAGTACCGCCACTAATTGTTGGAATGTCTTTATTTACCCAACGTTCAGTACCAGTCTCATATATTAAAACTTGATTATTAGCAGGTGTAATAATATCAACATTATTAATTTGTGCAAGATTAAGATTAGCGGTTCTTGCAACAGTTACAGATGATATTGTAGTTTTTCTAGGTTTTACTTGTACTGTGATAGCCATTTTTATCTCGTTACGTTAGGCAAAACGGTAATAATACCTTCAAAAATTCTTGTAACTTCACCTGCGCCGTCATCTATTTCCACATCATAAACATATCTTCCTGGAGTTAGATTTGCGGTATTGGCCGCAGACATAGACATGGTTATTTCACCTAAGGCTGGTGTTGAAACAGAAACTTGAAATTCTTTAGATGAAGAAGTATAGTAAGACCGGCGCATCATTGAGCGGGCCGAGTATCCAACTAGATTTTGAGGAGAGCCTGTACCATCATTTACATTAATTACTGTGTTGAAAGTTGCACCCTGTTCAAGGGTTAATTCGACAAATTCGGCCAATTGACACTCCTAAAAGACATTTATCGTCTATTTAGTCAAATCAGAAAATCATAGGTATAGATCAACAGGTATGGCCAGACGAATATTTCCATTGAATGGTGTGACTTGGTGATAAAGGAAACTAGGAAAAACTACAAAAGAGTATGATTTTGGCTCGAAAATAAAAGATTGAAAAAGTTTATCCCACGGTTCTTCTTTATACCCTCTATTTGCATTTGTCCGAGGGTCAAAGAAAAAAACATCACCATTTTTATTACCTTCAATTATTAAATAAAAAACAGCAGATAAACTTGCATTTGCGTGATTGTGGTTAACCATATTATACCCAATTTGTGAACCAGAAAACCAAGCTTTTAAATGAAAATTTTTAAAGTCATAAAGTGATGATTTTAAAATTTGTTTAATCCAGTCATCAAAACATGGTTCAACTACATTTTTTTTAAAATCATCAAAATAACTATCTTCTTTAAAAATATTTCTGTCACTAAGGTCACTAATTCCCATATTCTCTAAATTATAATTCTGTAAAATGTGTTGAGAAATGGAGTCTACTAAGTCAACATTTTTTATACTACCTATTAATATATTTGTTGGCCATAAATTGTGCATCATAACATAAATTCCTTGACAAAATATTCTTTAACATCAGGCACCATACCTTTTTTTTCATCAAAATTCCAACCTATATGGTTTAAAATTTCATTGTAAGTTTTAATATCTTTTTCATAAGGTAAAAAATAAGGGTCGTTATTATAAAGTAGTTCAGAATCATTTAAATATTCTATTGGATTTCCTCCAAAGTTTTCAGATAACCATCGAGCATAACATATTCCAACCATGTAACTTTTAGATGGGTAAATCCAACCAATATTTGTTTCTTTAAAATAACGAATAGCATTTTCAACAACATTTTTTGTAATTTCAATATTTTTTGTTTTTAGATCATCATCATAATCTTTATTTAGCCTATGATAAATTTCTTGTCGAATTTTCCAATCTTTCATATTTGTACCAATCTATTAGGTGTTTAAAACCATTACAACCATTATCTAAATTTTTAACTTCTCGCAAATGCTCAGAAAGACAATTTCCAAAATATTCACATTTAGAACAAAATGTATTTTTTGAAACTCTTATCTTTTCTTTTTTACACCAATTTAAATAATCATTATATGTTTCACAATCTAAAAAATATTCTCTATCATTTAAATCAAATTCCAATACTGCAAACTTACCTTCTGGAGTTATATAAAGATGATCATCGGAAAAACTATTTCTTTTTTTTTCTAAAACATCTTTCAAAAGATATTCATTTATAAATTCAAAGTTTTTTGGTATCGCACTAGTGATCCACTTTTTAACAAATTCACCATAATCTTTAAAAGAAACAGGTAAACAATTTGCTTGATTCTCACTATACGGTTTAATCTCAACACTCTGTAAATTGGATAAAAGATTTAATTGAAAAATCATATCATCCACGTTATGATTAATTATTTTATCACTAGCCAATATAAGAATACTAAATGGTCTGTTTAATTTAATCATATTATTCCAAACTCTTTCATGTTGTTCTCGAACATTAAAATCGTAACTTACAGAAATATAAAAATCTGGATCAGAAATAATACTATTAACCATTGAAAGGTTTGTATTTACATTAATTGATTTTATATTGTATTTGTGTAATAATTTTTTTAAATTTAAAATATAATCTTCAGATAAAAGGCCAATTTCACCGCCATAAAGATCAACATGATCTATAATATCATTATTTAACACTTCAATTATTCTATTTTCTAATAACTCAAGATCTAGTAATTTTCTATCATTTAACTGTTCAGAAGTTAAATAACAAAAATGACATTTAAAATTGCAATAATAAGTAGGATTAATAGATAGTATCATATTCTTTAACATAAGGTGTTGGTTCTAAATTAACACCATTTATATCAATTATATCTTGTGCTAAAGATTTCATTTTAATGCAATGTAATTCTACCATATCATGGTCTTTTAAGTCTTTAATAGTTTTTTTACAACCATTACAAATTTTAAACATTGGACAAGTAAAACAACTCTCTTTTAAACTTAAAAGGTTAACATCTTGTTGAAGAACAAAAATTTTTTTACCTTTCATTTCTTCTTCAAAATTTATTGAATGGGATCTATCATCACCAAAAGCACCACAACTATAATAATCACCGCTAGGTTGTAAAGTTCTTATTGATTCATCACAACTTCTATTTTGAGGGCATGTGGTATGATTTCCTTTTAATCTTTGCATCATTTGTTTTGTATTATATTCCCATTTCCACAAATCCATTTTATAAATTTTAACATATATTTCGTAAATATCTGCTAAAAGATATGGTTTTCCTTGTTGGCCCATAGTAATATTTTTAAATTTTACTGGTGGACCAGAACTTAGAGCATAGTTTAATTTACACTCAACATTCATTTTTTTAGCCAATTCTACATTCTTTATTGCATCTTTTTCATTTTCTTTAGTAATAACAGAAATGAAATCTGGTCTATAACCTATATGTTCTAACATCGTATCACTTACTTTCCAAAAATCTTCTTCAGAAAATTCAGTAAGATCACCTTTTAATCTTCCACCTCCATATTGAAAACTTGTGGTTACTCCAATTCTCCAATTTAAAAACAAATCTTTCCACTTGTTTACATTTTTATAAAATGGCCACAAATTTGTAGTTAATGATATGGTAGTTTTATAATTATTTTCATCTAACCAATTTATTATTTTCCAATAATAATTGGATGGTACCATTAAAGGATCGCCGCCATTAACAATAATTGTATTTGTTTCTGGATAACGTTCTAAAAATCTAAAGATATAATCGTGATTTAACTCTGCTGTTTTATCTTCAGTAATATAAGTGCTTGAACAAAAAGTGCATTTAAAATTACATTTTTCTGTAGGTTTGATTATCAGTTCCATTATAAATCAAAATAAAAAGATGACACAATTCTTTTACAATTAGATTTTTCAGCTTTATGTTGAAAATTATTTAAACAATTTACTGCAACTAACAACCCTTTTTGAGGGTATATTTTCCATTCTCGTACTTTATTTCGAAAATAAACTGCGCCACCTTTTGATTCATTCATATCTGAAAAATATAAAAGAAAAAAACAATTCGGTCCTTCTCTGTAATCATTATGCCAATTTAATGCATCTTGATTAACACCTTCCCAAATTCTCCTTTTTCTCATAATTGACTGTGGTACTATATCATTTTGAATTTCATAGTGAATTGTAAGTAAACATTTATCTATAAATTCTTTATTATTTTTAGGATGATAATCATTATTTAAACCTCCTTCATATTCCCATTCTATCTCTGATACATTTATGTATGAAATGTATTTTTTTCTATCAAATACTTCAAAACCATTTTCATAAAATTGTTTAGTTAGCATTTGGTTTATCAAATCCATATTTGTTATCACAATCTTTTGCATAAAGTGTGTCACCTATACTTTTGACACCTTCAATTTCACAAATTTTTTTGTTTATTTCTCTGATTTGTTCTTTTATCATACTACCATAAGGTTCCATATTGTTAATCATTTTCATATAAAGTTCATATTTCTCTTTATTTTTTTGATAATCATGCAATTTAGTGATCCATATATTATAAATTTCAGCACATAAATCTCTTTCTTTCATCAATTCTTCTTTTCTTTTTAAAAGATCTTCAATCATCTTTTAATCCCACTCTAAAATCAAAACTTGCAACTCTCCTAGTTACAGATGTACTATCTGCTCTATGCCAAAATCCTCTAAGATTATTTACCATAAAAAGGTCTCCAGCTTTTGGCTGAAAACTAGCTATTTCTTCTTTATCTTCTAATGTTCCCCATTTAAAATTAATGGATCCACCAGTCTCCTTAAAAGTATCATCGAAATAATATAGTAAGAAAATGTCATATTCTTCAAACATGTCAGTATGCCAACCTTGGTTATCTCGGTCTACACCATTCCATACTATAAATTTATTGTATTTTGCATCAGGCCATTCGGGCTCAATATATTTTTCTTTTAAGTAAAAAGCAAAAGTTTCTAATCTTTTTGTGAGCTCTGGCGAAACATCATTAATGCCATTATCTCTAGTGCGTTCTTCAACATTTATCAATTTAAATTCATTAATTTTTATTAAATCTAACGCACCAGGTTCAAAAAATTTTACAAAACCTTTTGTGTAAATATCTTTTATCATAAAAATTTAAACATTTCGCTTATTATAATAGGTTTATTATTTTCAATTAATTCATCAACAACTAAATTTCTCAATCTACCATTTAATCTTTTAATGTTTTGTGCTTCTGTTTTTGGATCCAGAAGATTTTTAACTTGCTCAAATATTATAGGAAATTCTTCCATTGATGAAATAATATCAAAACAATATTTGCCAAAAACATTTGGTTTCATAAACTGTTCAAACATAGGATATATTTGTTCCAATAATTTATTTTCTGCAAGATTCATTATCCACATTTCACACATTTCTTCATTGGTAAATGAATAACAAGAAGATATTGTTTTGAAATATGTTCTTTTATTTTTATATAAGCTATTTTGATTATCAACACCAAACTCATCTATAAGATCACTATAAACTTCAACCAATTTTATATCATATTTTTCTAAGTAATCTTTTTGCGTCAAATCACTATCAGGCAAAAACATGTAATCATGACGATAACTTGTCCATGCTTTGAAGTTCCACATTATTTCCCACTCAGCATAAAAATCATCAAGCGTACTACCTGGCATACCCATAATAAGTTCGATAGCTGGCACAGGATAACCTTCCTCATGGCAACGCTTATGTATATGCTCACTAAGTTTTATTTTATCTTCAAAAGATAAATCGGCTCTTTTAGCAATCTTCATTGCTTCATCAGATATACTTTGAATAGATACTGTTGGTACAATGCTAATATATTCTTCATCAAATTGTAATTTACTAACATCATCCATACCAGCTACTAATGCTTGTCCACCTTCTTTACTTAATACAGGACTATGTTTCTCAGGTCCAGGCCCTACAACATCAAACCATGCATCAACCAAATTAATTCTTCTTTTTAAATCTTTACTTTTCATTGTACTAATATCAGTACAATTAACACCATTTTCCCAAGCAAATTTAAATATTTCAATATCTCTATCTTTAAATGCACCAAAGTTAGCATCGGTTAAATATACATCTCTAAATCCAGCCTTTTTTAAAGCAAGTAAATCTTTTTTAACTATCTCAATAGGTTTTTTATAAATTTTAGAATCAATACCTCCACCCCATTCACAATAAACACAAGCATAAGGACAACCTCTAGTTGTTTCAATAATGCAAAATGGTTCTAATTCATTTTTACAGGCATAATTTCGAATTTCTTTCAGATAATCAATATGTTCCTCATATACGCTATAACTAGGCATAAATTGATCACATTGTTTTGAACTTCTTAATTCCCATGAAAGAGATTCTATATCTGGATTACCTGAAAATTCAAAATACGAATCGATCAATTCTTGTACAAACACTTCACCTGGCTTAGTAGGTTTTAAAATAAAATCATACATTGATCTATTAATTAGAAATAAAGGATCATTTGTACCAATTTGTGGCCCACCTAAAACACAAATGCTTGTTGGATATTTTTCTTTTATCAATAAAGCTAATTGATCACAGACTTCATAATTCCATATGTAACTAGAAAACAAATAGATTTCATTTTGGCCTATTTCATCAAGTATTTCTTGAACATTAGTATACTTGTTAAATTTATAAGGAGCAGGATTAAAAATTACCTTATCATTATTTTTTCCAAATCTTTTGTAATGAGATTGGAACATAAGATATGCCGCATTATTTGCTAAGCACCAATCTGCATGTGGAGGATTGATGAAGCATACTCTACTTCGATTCAACATATTTAAATACTTCCTTAAACACACATTCATCCATATCTTTAACTAAGTTTTTATAATCATTTCTTATGAAACAAGTAAAACCACATCTATTATAATATTCACATGAAAAACAATCATATTCTTTTAAAAATAATTGTATGATTTTTGTTCCACCCAACTCTTGTGTTTTTGGATCTTTTAATAATACACTTCCAGAACATCCTTTTGGTGTACTATTGTCATTCATTATGGTAAAACTACTACCTCTTGTACAAGACATTTTATAGTTTTTATCTTTGTTTAGAAAATATTTTACATTGTTGCATTTTGGATAATGATCAACAAGATGTTTATAGAAGGTAAATAATTCGGATTGTTTTGGCATTAATGCATCGTTAAAATTTTTTCCTGGTAGTAATTTATCCCAATCACAAATAAAATTTGAATAAAGATAGTCAAAATAAGGATCACCTTTTAATAACTTATCGATGTTTTGTTTTGTGATGACCAAACTTATAATATTAATATATTCTTTAAATTTTTCAATGTTTCTTTTATAAATTTCAAATTGTTCATTGTTAAATCTACCTGCTAAATCATAAGAAACATTCATCTTCAAATTGTTTTTCTTACAAAAATTCACAACTTCATCGATACAGTCATATACTAAATTAGTAACAAAAAGAAATGTTATCTCTTTATCTTGTGACACATTTGATCTTATTGTATCTATAAATTCTTGATAGTAATTTAAAAATCCATCTTTGACGAATTTATCTTGAAATAATTCACCACCCATGATATGCATCAAAAATTGTTTTTTAGGATTATTATTAATGAATTCTATAATTTTTGGGCACTTGCTAAGTATTTCTTCTTTGCTAGCACCCAATAAATCATTGTGATTTTGAGGGCAAAAAACACATGACATATTACAATGTTCAAAAAATAAAATGACCACTTCTACATAATCTATAATTTTATCTTTTATTACATCATAAAAAAAATCTTCATTGTTTAACATTTTTGTTAAGTTTTAGGCAAAATAAATTCGAAAGAAGCTAATCTTCTTTTCGTATTTGCTGTATCAGCTTTGTGTAAAAATTTTTCAGATTGATTTAACCATACTAACATATCCCTTTTTGGATAAATTTTTTGTTCTCCAAAAGGTCCTTTAACATATAAAGCTCCACCAGTTTTTTCAGACATGTCATCAAAATAAAGTAAAAAATTACAATCTACTCCTTTTCCTTCATTACTATCATTGTGCCATTGTTGTGATCCAAAATCAACTCCATCCCATATGCCTACATTTCCTAAAGTAAAAGAATTGTAAATTTTTTTTAAATGTTTTTCAGCTATTTTTATTTGAACTTTTTTTAAAATTGAAAGAACATTTTTAGGTATATAAGATTCGTATTCTTTTTCTTCAAAAATTTCACAATTTTCTATTTTGTAATCTTCAATATTTTTGAAATGTTTTATAAGATTTGATTGGTGTATAATGCAACATCCTTCTGTTAAAAAATTTTCATATGTTGTCATACGCAATAATATTGAAATTTTTCTTTTGTGTTTTCTTTAACACAATTTAAAACAAAATCAATAAAATAATGATTAACTGTTTCTAAATCTATTGAATAAAAAGTACCAGCAGCATGATTACCTTTTAATTCAAAATCAATAATTTCTTTCAATTCTTCATCTGTCATTACATCTTTGGTTATATGTTTCAAAAATGTTAATTTGTATTTGTCTGATTTATTGAATCTATAAAAATTTTCTTCTTCCCATTCTTCGCCAGAAATTTCAGTAAACTTTATAAAATTATCAATATCTTCATCTGTTATATTTTCAAATTTAATATTTCCAGATGTAGAAGGTTTAAATAGTCCTTCATTATTCCATATTTCTTTTTTAAAGAACACTTTTACTAAAGGAGATTCATCATTTACAATATCATAGAAATTAGAAAAATCATAAACTTTTGTTGTTTGTAATTTTTGTTGGAAAGCTTTTCGCAATAAATGTACTAATAATATTTCTTTTATTTCGTAAAAATATTTTTCTAAATCTTTTTTAATTAAAACTTTTAATATTTTTTTAACTTCTTCTGAAGAAGATCCATCAAATAAATAAGATGCAAGTAAAAATTCAATACTAAAAAATTTTTTATTTTCTTTGACGAAATTTTCTTTTTCAGTTTTATTAATATTAATAATTTCAAATAAACTATCAAATAAATTTTTTTCAAAATTTAAATAGTATTGTGTATGACTAATTCTCATTCGACCATTTGAAAATAAATTTTCTTTAAATGAATAAGATTTTAATAGACTATAACATTCATCGCATTTTGGTTCTTTCAAAACCAATTTATACCAATTAATTAAAATTTTTAAAAAATTCTCAGAATCAGAATAAATTACAATTGGTTTATTTCTTTCTTCTAGCTTTAATGAAATTTGATTCATCATGTCAACAAAAGATGAAAATGTTTTATTTTCACCAATTAATTCTTCTAAAGAAAGAGAAAAATAAAATAATTTTCCATCAAAACTATTTTCTAAATCAGAAGATACTCTATAACCGTGATTTTTGGATATTACAATACGGTCTCTAAAAGTATTTAAATTTTCATCTATATCTAAGTAAATTTTTTTAAACAGGTGTAACATTTAATTCAGTTCCTTGTTTGAAATATTTTTCTGCCAAACCATTAGCTATACCCCATGTCATCAAGAAAAGTGGATTATTATTATTTGCCCAATAATAATACAAATTTTTTCCTTTAAACATGTATTCTTTGAAAAAATCTTCATAAAAAAATAATTCATTACTTTTCATATTTTCAAATAATAAATTAAAATCTTCGTATTTGAAAAGATTTACAAAATTATATCCTAAGTCATCACAACTTTTGTGTTCTTTAGATTCAATATCTTTTTTGAAAGTTTCAGAATTAACACAATAAAAATTATACAAAGACATACTTTCTAATAATTTTAAAATTTTGTTGAGTTCTTCTTTATTTTTTTCAATGAAGTCTTTGTAACCAAAATTACTAATGCCTTTTATTTCTAAAAAAATATTTAAAAATTCTTTTTCTAAAGAAGGTATAGATATAATATTTTTAGTTTTTAAATAATTCATCAATAAATTTTGGTGATCCTCTTTGTTTTTGTCAAAAATTAAATCACACGGCAAATCTAAATTAGAAAGATAAATTAAAAATTTTTCATTTTTTAAATTGCTATTATCATAATCAATTAAAAAAATTTTTTGTTTATCATTAAAATATTCTTTCAATTTTTCAATCGCAATTGGCGCAACTGTTTCAATTATATTCATTATCTTCTTCCTCTTGAACCATGGCAATTACTATGACATGAATTATGGCAAACACTATATGATGCTAAAAATACATTCTGACGCTGGTTATTATTGTATTGAGAATGACAATCGTCAATAAATTGTACCAACCGATATGCATTAATTGTTGCTCCTTCAATTATGTTACCAGTTGATCCAGGATTTGAAAATCCTGGTGCCGCATAAGCTGGTGTCATATGACTTATACCTGTGCGTGTTTCACTTGTTTGTGCCGGACCACCACTTGCTGTAACAACTCTTGTAACAGATACAGATCTTATTCTACAGTATTCTACAGATCGACCAATTATATAATCTTTTATGCCTTGATCATCAATTATATTTCCTGGATTTATACTATTGGTACTTGTAGGAGCTAATGGCAAACCACTCGTTGATCCTCCATAAGCCGATGTAAATGCGGGATTTGGAATATCAGGAAAATGATAATTATTTGTGCCATATGTTATCCATGAGTTTGCATACGTAACAAATCTACTAAAAAAAGTATCATAAAAATCTTGAGCTTGTACTGTTTGTCCAGCTGTTATTTGTGGCATTTAAAAACTCCTTTTTGCTTATTTATATCAAGCCACCAACTTTAAATTCCATACCCTTTTACTATTACCTTTGAGTTCTTTCATTAAACTTTTAGGTGCACCGCAAATATCATCTTGCCACTTCAATTGATGGCAGTCTCCACCACAATATTCAAAAACTTCGCAAGAAAAACACCTAGAGTCTATATTTCTTTCGCAAGCAATATTTTCTATTCTTTTCGGACTATCTAAAAGCTCTTTAATATTCTGATCGATATGTCCAAACTGGAACTCTGGTGCTGCATTTGGGCAACCAGATATTGTACCGTCAGCATTTAAAGTGAATAATTTTTCTTCGCAATCACGGCAAAAAGTTCCACCTCTATTAAAATTTTTCTCAAACTTATCATATACAGTTTCTAAAAATTCATTTTCGAACCAGTATCTAGCTTCATACTGTTCTGATTGTTTATGCATTTTCAAAAACCATTGATCTTGGTCAATATTAGAAGGAAATATTTCTGGATGTTTGTTTGCACTTCCGTCTTCAGTAAGTCTTTCAAATGCTACTTCTTGAACACCTAAAGTTTTTATCCAAGATAATAGATGTATTGGTTCTATGTCTATCGTATCTTGGGTAACGCTTACAAATAATTTTATAGTTACACCTTCATTTAACAAAGTCTGTACATTTTTATACCAAAGATTTGATTGCTTTTCATTGTCAAATCTTATTTTAGGATCCCAAGAAGTTCCTATTCTACTACCAAGGGGACCTTTGATAAAGTCAATATGTTCTTGCGTTAATTTAAATACTAAATTTGTTGTAACGCCCCAAGAAATTTGTGGCCACAAATCTTTACACTCATTCCAAACATACTGCATTTGTTCAACTGGTGCCAGAAAAGGTTCACCCCCATGGAATTCACAATGAAGTGTGCCAGAATTTATAGAAGTAAAGCGTTTGATCCAATCTGTAACTTTTTTGTAATCCCAATAAATTTTAGGGCCATTAATACCATTTGTGAAACAATGTTTGCAGTTAAGATTACATGTTTCAGTTGTTTTTAAATAAAACATATAATTCATAATTTATCAACTAAAAATTTTTCAATACCAAAACTTAAAAATAAACAAGAATCGTTGTGTGTTGCCCAATGAGGTCTATTTGCTTTAATGTAATGTCTATCTTCTTGTTTTAAATGTATCGATACATCATCAAAATTAAGTGTGAATTCACCAAGTAAAATTTGTAGATAAACATCATCGGGATCGCTATGTCTAGGAAAACTTTTGGAATTAGGAAATGATCTGAAAGCATGACAAGTCACCGGACCATCATGATTAAATATTTTTGATAATTCAAGGGAGCGTCTATAGATGGAAAGATTATATTTTTCCATACCTTCAACTTTAATTGTTTTTCCATAATTTGAATGAAGTTGACCAAGATTATCTAGATATATTTGCCTACCTAAATCATCTAAAATTGAAACCAACTTCTGTTCATATGCTAAATCATTTTCAATAAAACGGTGAAACTCATCAAGTGTTATCATTATAAAATAGCTGTTTCTACTAATCCTTCTTCTTCTGTATTTTTTGTTTCGATAGCTATACCAAAATAATTTTGCTGATTATATTGTGCCACACCAGCAGTAGAACTTATACCTAAAGGTTGTCCTTTTTTAATTTTACCTAAAACTCTAACTGAAACTCGACCTTTAATACCTACTGTTGTGCCGCCTTCAAGTTCACTATTCATTGTATATGCAGGTCTATATGATACTACACCTAAGACTTTAAAGTCAACAATAGTTGAGGCTGTTACTTCTTTATCGCCGCCAATTGATAAAACGGTACCAATTGGATATTCTCTGTCGGCCAAATATTTTTCTGCCAAGTCAGCATATCGAGCTGAAGTAGCTGTACCTGAGAAAAGAGAAGCAGTTACGGTGTATCCGGTGGCATTTATATCACCAACTGATCTTAATCCAGAATTGAATTGTGCATACGGACTTACAGTAAAGGAACTGCCGCCCATTGAAAATGATCCGCCAGTTTGATTAAATCCAGTACAGTTTTGAATCGATCCGCCATTTAAGTTTGTAGCTGTGCCAGCTGTAGTTGCTGAACCTGCTGTAGTTGCTGATGTTGCTGATGTTGCAGAAGCCGCAGTACCAGAAATGCTAATTGGGTATGTTCCACTAAATGCAGCCCATGATGCGGTAGTACCATCAGTACTTAAATACCTTCCAGAATTTCCTCCTTGCGGCGGTAATGCAGACAAGCCACCTGTAACTGAATCAACATAAGCTTTTGTGGCGGCGTGTAATGGTATTGATGGATAACTCGTTCCAGGTAGTGTTATACCTCCAGTCATTGTTCCGCCAGTTAATGGTAAGTAACCAGCTAAAGTAGAATTAATTGATGTGTTTCCTACAACATCTTGATATGTTGAACCATCATTTGTAAATCTCCATTTATCAGCAGTTTCATCCCATAAAAAATAAGTATTTGGAGAAGCTCCTCGATCAACTTCCAATCCAGCATTTTCAATTGGAGAAGCAGACTGTAATATATCTGAATTTAATGTTATAATTGCATCAGCAATTTTTAAATCATTAGCAAAAATTGATGCACCAGTAGCATTTAAAACACCATTGATTGTTAAATCACCTGTTATAGTACCACCAGAAGATGTAATTCCTGTATTTGCACGAGCAAACGCTGCATTAGCATGAGTATATGCATTGAAAGCATAATTGTTTATTGTATTTGCAAATGTAAATGCTGCATTAGCATGAACATTTGCCAAAGAAGCTCTAACGTTGGCATCAACTGCTTTTTGATCAGCAATTGCGGCGTTTGTCAAAGCGGTGTTTGCAGTAAAGTATGCTGAGTTTGTATGAGTGCCTGTTGTTCCCGCAAAAGCTGCGTTAGCAACATTGTGTGCCGAATTTGCATGAGCATAAGCTAATTGTCCACCAGCATTAAATGCTACATTGGCCGCATCAAAAGCTTGTTGTGCCAAATTATTTGCGGTGTTTGCATGTGCATAAGATGAATTAGCATGTCTAAAAGCAACGTTAACGTGCGTATCTGTTGTACCATTAAATGCAGAATTTGCTACATTATGTGCCGAGTTTGCATGAATGTATCCAGTATTTGCATAAACTCCAGTTGTGTTTTGACTTAAAAATGCACTATTAGCATGTCTGTACGCCGCATTAGCATAACCGCCAGCAACAACACCACCTGCTTCATATGCAAATTTAACAGCACTTGCAGATGCAACAAGAGTATCACTTGAAGAATCAACTCCAGTATAAATGTCTGCGCCATCTAAAATTTTGTATGTTGTTGTCCAAGTATTACCTGTTGAAACTTCCCAACGATCATTAATTTCATTCCAAAGAATTTGTGCATTATTTCCTGAAATGCGTCTATTAATTATAAATGCATCTTTATTTGTACCAGTATTTGCATTAAATATAAATCTATCTGTCTCAAAATTAATATTACCTGTTTGCGTGAATATTCCAGCTACGGTAAGATTACCTTCAATAACAGTAGTTTGTAATCTGGTTAGTCCAGAAATTACGGCTATAGCATCATTTGCTGATCCAGAATTAAATCTTAATGTTGATCCATTTGTAAAATTTAAATTACTAGAAACATTTGCATTTGTAATATTTGCTGAAACAATATTTGAACTTAATAAAGTAGATGTATTTAAAGTAGCATTATTCGATGTAAGTGTTACTACATTACCATTGATAATCGTACCATTTGTAATTGTACCATTTGTAATTTGACCAGTTGTAATTGCAGCCGAAGAAATAACAGCATTTGCAATTGCAGCGTTAGTTACTGTTGTATTGACTAAAGTAGATGTATTTAAAGTAGCATTGTTTGATATAAGTGTTACTACATTGCCATTGATAATTGTACCATTTGTTGCATTTAAATTTCCAATAGTTGCAGTATTAATTGTTGCAACATTAGATGTAAGTGTTACTACATTACCTGTACCATTTGCAACAAAATCTCTGATCGTTCCAGTATTAGCATATAATGTATTTGATGTTAAATAATAAACATTACCTGTTGTTACACGCAAAATACCAATTACAGCAGAAGCAATATCAGAAAGGTTATCAATAAAAGCTTCAAGCGCATAAATTGTTCCAACATTAGCCTGATCCAATGTTGCAGTAGTTAGATATGCATTATTCACATATACAGTTCCAGTATTTGCTTCTAATACTTTACCTGTTCCTGATAATGTAACAATACCAGCAACATTTGCAGTACCGCCAACATATACGGAATTATTTACAAGTGCATTGTTCGCATATACATTGCCTCTGACATTACTATTACCACCAACATACACGCTATTTGAAACATTAACTGCTTCACCTGGCCCAGCAATCAGAACCGAGTTACCTATAGAAACATTACCAACACCAGATCCTACCGCACCAACAGAAACGTTGTTTGTTACTGCTAAGTTTTTACCAATAAAAGCACTATTTGAAATTTGAAGTGCGGTACCATTTGCACTTATTAGAAGTACAGAATCATTAGCTAATTCTAAAGTACCATTTGATTTTGTATAATTATTGGCTTTTAAATTATTTAATTCAATAGCCGACAAATTCGTTTGAATTCGCCATTCATCAATGGTATTCGTTCTTGTTATAATAGGAATAGTCATTTGGTACTTTAATCTCTCTTAATTAACTGTTGTAACATACTTTTTATTTCACTAATATCTTTATTTAAAGAATCTACTTGAGTTTTTAAATTATTTATTTCATCATTTTTTGAGTTTAATTTTGATTTCAATCGTAACCGAGCTTCGTTTTCCATCAAAACTCCAGGATTTACCGTTAAAAGAGCACCACTTGTGGTATCTTTAACAAAATTTGTCCCTTTTACTGGTATTTTCATACTAACCTGCCGGCAAAGCAATCGCACGAAAATCTTTTACTTTTGGAACAATTGATGGATCACTCGATGTTAAAACAATTTTAATAGCAAATGTTTTAAATGAATCAAATGTACCACCATTTGTTGAAGTATAAGTTACTGCGTCAGAGGTTAAAGATGGGCGATATTCAAATTCTCTGAAATCATTATCAGTTAAAGATGCGGTTGTGGACGGATTAAAACATTCCATCTTTTGATACGGCCGGTCTTTAAATTGTGTAGAATCAGATCCAGAAAGTATTTTATAATAAACATGAATATCAGAAACACCTTTTCGATTTGCTGATAAAAATACTCGCAAATCACCAGCATCAAATCCATCAGCCAAAGTAATTGGTTTAGTAATATACCTTGCTAAGCATGGGCCACCACTACTGTCATATTCAGAATTAAGAACAATTTCAGCATTAGAAGTAATTGCTCCTGATCCTGTTCCTGGTATTGATATGGAGAAATCATCGTAATAACCTGTACCAGATGAAGCAACATTTAATCCAATAACATTGCCTTGAGCACCGTTTGTTACCAAGTAAACAAGAGCTCCTGTTCCTGTGTTTGAAGTAATTGTTACAACATTACTATTTGAATATCCTCCACCTGTAGCGATGATATTAAAATCATCAACGGTAATTTCAGCATTATCAACAAAGTTTTCCCAAGCGTTTAGAAAAATACTTTCAAGTGAAACAAGTGGAGAAACGGCATTATCTGTTGTTGCAATAGTTAAAGATACCGAAAAATCTCCTTGATTTTCTATATCTTTTCTTCTACTACCTACAGCATATAAATCATCATCAGCCATAGAATATGTAATAAAAGGAATTAAATCTCTATAAGTATTTTCTTTTGCACCGTCAGCAATTTTTGATTTAAATTTATAATCAATTGTAAATGGTGTATCGGATTGTGTTTCCAATTGTTTTGTTATTACTCTAAATTTATCGATTTTATATTTTGCACCCTGTCTTTCATTTTCCAAAATGAATGTTGCTGGTGAAGTTGAAAATGTGCAACGATCCATATCAAACATTAAATCTTCATTTAAGTAAGGTACATATTCCATTGCATTTTGAGATTTATACAATGTACCAACATATGGATTTACAGAAACATATTGATTACCTGTTGTTGTTGCTCCCTTTTCTGCGACCCAAAGTGAATAAGATGGACTATCTGTCATCACTATAAGAGCATATAAACCTGGCTTTAAGAAAACTGGAGAACCAAAAGTAAATTTAGTATAACTTGAAGATGAATTAAAAGTTGGACTTGTGGTCGTATTTACTTCAAACGGGTATTTTGTCACAATAGATTCTGGGTAAATAAAATCAGAAGATGGTAAACCATTAACTGTAGGTCTTATTTGTACACTTACAGGAATATTAACTTCATCTTTATTTGCAAAAAATAATTTAACATTTTCAATAAACAATCCATTTGGATAAACTTCTGGATCAATAAAGAAAGTTTGAGCCATTGGATCAACACGCCAAGTCGAAGTAATTTCTTCTCTGACGGACGTGGACTGTAACAATGGTGAAGATGCATTTCCAACAAATTTAACTCCTACATCAACATTGTAAACAGTATTCAATAGATTTGTTTTGTTTACTTTTATACCAGACGAAACGTAAGATTTTTCAGCAAAAGAAATTGCATCTTCATCATAAGTGTTATTAAACGATTCTGTCAATCGCAAAACTCTTTCACCGTTTCTAAAAGTGGCTGCAGGTGGATAAAATACTCCTGAAACTTCACCTAACTTGTTTGATCTATTAGCACCAATGCTATAAACCCAATTAGATGCCTGTTCTGTTGATGATGTTGTTTCTTGAATTGTTGCCACTTTTGTAGATGTATTATATGCAATAACATTATACACAGCTCCATAACCATCAGAACTTCCAGATCTATGAACAAATGTTATTGTATTTCCAGCAATATTTACAGAAGGTGCATCTGAAGCTAATGTTATTGTGGTTGATGTTACTGCTCTGGTTAATCCAGATTTATGATCTAACACAGCATCAATGGCATATATTGATTTACTATCAACACCCCAAATAACTTTACTGCCAGTCAATGCTAAACCTGTTTCATTCACAACACTTACATTTGAAGATCCTCTTTCACTATTTGTAACAATAACCATTCTATACGATGTTCCACCGTTTTGATACGATGATACAAAATTATTTAATTCTGTACCATTATTAGCAATAATAGCTAACTCACCTGAAATGAATATGGAATTAGAATTGACTCCTGAAGTAACTCGAATTTTTGTTGGATTAACAACATATTGATCTACAGCAACACCATCAAAAAATGCATAATATCTTGCACCAGGTTTTAAAGAAGTTGCAGAAAAAGTAATGTCTCTTGGTTTAAGGTATGGTTGAATTGACAAATCAGTAACAAAAGTACCTACATCAACTTCAGAACTAGATGAACTGAATTGTTTCATATTCAATTCAGCACCTTTTGAAATGTAAACTCTATCAGTAGTTGTTTGTAAGTTTCCTCTTAAATTACCACCTAAATTTACACTTGTATCATTAACGGTTGTAGTTGTTTCAAACCATTTGCTGTCAACAACTTTAGCAAAAGGATTATCTTTATCATTTACCCATGTTGGATTTTGGTCTGAAATGAATTTAAATGCTTCATTAATAAAGTTAAACGCATTGTCTAAACCTTGTGTTGAATTTAATGTTACTCTAGCTGTTCTTCCTGTATCTACATCACCGGTATATTCTGGAAATATTTTCATCGTACCTTTAAAGTTGGCAAACAAAGCATTTGCAACAGGTACAAATTTGGTGGCATATGGTTGTGAAGCAAAAGAACTTGATGTATAACTTAGCATTAAAGATTTTTGATCATTCACACCAACAGCCGCATAAGAACCTGATGAATTGGCTGATGACCATTTCATTTTAAATGTTCTCATTAATGAAGCTGGTTTTAACTCACCATTTTCAATAAGGTTTCGATTATCAAATCCAACATCACCATATGTTGATTGAACATCACGGTTAGTAAAGTTATCAACTAAAATACCGTACTTAGATCTTTCTAATCCATCAGCATCTAATATTTTTGAATCAGCAGCATTTTTTTCTAAAGAAGTTAGTGCAACATAATATTCTAGACCTTTGATTCTTTTCTCGAAAGAACCAATATCATTCATTGTAAATCTTTTATTATTTTTAAATTCTGCTTTTATTTCTTTAACTGTTTCCGTATATGGTGGAATACTTAAAGTATAAATCAGCATATCGTTAGGATCTACTGGCGGTGGAATTGGAGATACCGCAGATTTGCCTGATAAAACAGAAAATTCTTTTGAAGGCTTAACAACAAGTCTATCAATTCTACTAAGGTAATATTCAAAAGAAAGTTCTGCTGTTCTATCTGGATCAGGATTAACTGCACCAAAATAAGTATTTGAGGCGATTGATCGTGTAGGTCTAAAATCTAAACACGATCTTAAAGAAATTAATTTGCCATCTTCATTACTTAAAAACTTAGACATTTCATTATATGTGAAATTAGATCCGGTTTTTAAATAAGAATCAACAGTAAATAAACCTTCATTTTGAGGAGAAGGTGCTGCTTGATGTTTTAAATATTTGTATTGTATTAACAGAGAAGATCCAGTTGGTGAACTATATCCTCTTTTTAATTTAATTGTTGCGTGATCATAATGTGTTTTTCTTTGACCATTATCAAACTCATAATTACTTGTAACATCATGATCATCATTTGTCAACATTGCAGTTGTTACATTTGATGTTGTAGATTTTGAATCAGTAATTCTAACAATTTCGTAAATGTCGGGTACTTGTAAACTTACAGCAACACCAGGAGTTTTAAGTTGAGCAATTGTATTTGCACCATTAATAAATGTTGCACCCACATCTTCAAATACCAAACCATCTGTAATATTTGTTACTGTTCCTGTATTTGCAAAAGTTAATGAATCACCAGCTGTATCTAAATTGTAAGGTACTTTTGCGTGTGAAGTATTTGAAAGTGGTAACAGTTGTTTTCCACGAATTGCACCTGTAGTACCATCTTCCGCATTGTTTACTTTAGTAGTTATGATAAAGTCGGCTCGAACACCAGCAGTATCAAAATCAACTGTAATAGAGGTGTTACTTACAGCCGTTACTGTAAATAAATTATTAGCTAGACTTACAACAGTATTTGGTGAAATTCCTGAAGTAGAATTTGATGTTGAATTATATCTAATAAAACAAATAATGTTATTTAATATTTGATTGTCTGACAATGTACCAGGCGAACCAGCAAAATCAAATGTATCTGTACCTGTTGTTGAAATTGTCATTTGTCCTGTACCATCTGATAAATTATCAGCATACAGTTTACGAGCATAAAAGTCAAAGTTAGAAATACTACTTGCTTTTATAGATTCAAAAGGAGTATCAAATATTAAACTTGTTCGAGTTGGTTCATTGATAAATGAAAATCCTGTTGTTGGATCTTTTGAATCATTTCCAACATTTGCAGCAAAAACTTTTGATGAACCAGATTTTTGTGAAATTGATTTTGCAACTTTAAAGTCTGATTCAATAGAATATGTGTTTGATGCAGGAATAAAAGGTAAAGCTTGCGACAAAGTAATTGTTTGTGCTACACTATTTGATTCAGCAATTAAAATTGGTGCTAAAAATTGTCCAGCACCATCAGTAATTCTAAAATACATATTTGCATAACAATTTGCTTGTGATCCAGTTGAAGTAGATGAATCTAATTCAATAATAGTATTAGTAGAGCCCGCAGGAAGACCTGTTCCAGTAATTGGTTTTGAAGATACATCAAAAATATTTACTGTAAATGTATGAGTGCCACCAAGAACGGATGAAGAAGCATCATTGTACTTCATCATATTTGCTCTTAAAGTTCCAATTTTTGTAGAATTATAAGCAGCAGTAGAACTAAAATCAATGGTTGTATGTGATGTACAATGAATATCTAACTCTGGAAAAGAAGAAATGTCTAGTGTTCCTGTTGTATTAGCAACAACAACATAACTAGAATAATTTGTAGGTAAATCATAATCTGAAACATTGGATGTTTGGCGTGCTCTTGATATTTGCAATTTTGTTGGTGCAATTGTTTGAACCTCATAACCACCAACATATGCTTTACCTGGATCTAATACTGCGGTAAATGAATTAGAATCTAAAGTATTGTTTGCATCATACGCTTCTTCTTCTAAAGAAAGAACAAAAGGATCTACAGTATAATTACCAGATTCTTCAAATGTCCTTCTCGCAAGAGTCTTTTCAATTTCACTATAAACTGGATAATCAATCTCTTTTGTTTTTACACCATTAACAAGACGAATAACTTCAAAAAATGAAGATTCATCTGCTGAATCTAAAGTTCTTTTTGAAAGGCGAGTAGCAATTTCATAACGTGTTGCACCAGGGGCTTGATAATTTGAAGCACCTTGAGCTGGATCTAATAGTGAAGTGTCATCAATTTCGTCTACAATATTTTCTTCAAATTCTATACCAACTTTATAAGTTGGTTTTTTATTAATAGTTGTTGCATTATATCCTATCTTATAGAATATTTCTAATACTAAAAATTGAGGTACAATTTTAACAAAATTGCCTTTGAAATAATATACACCATCTTGTATGCTTGCAACGTAAGAACGACCTACAGCACTTGTATCTTTTGCTTGAGCGAAAATATTTTGACCAAATATCTTAATTTCATCTTCTTCATTGAAAAAATCGGCACTTAAATATTTTAAAATAAGAATAGGATTTGTTGTGGTGTCATCAACTGCAATAACTTTAGCTCTTACTGATTTAGAAGAATTGTAACTTATGACAGTTTTGTTTAAAAATAAAGATACATCAATATCTTCATTATCATATTGACTGTCAAGAATTAAATAAAATGCTCGATCATCTAAAGAAACTTTACCGCCAGTAATTGGACTTCCATTTTTAAAAATATGATTACCAAATTTTTCAATTTGATTTTGAAGTATTGTTTGTAATTGAGTTAGTTCTCTTGCCTGAACAGAATATCCTGGCCTAAAAAGAACACGCATGTAGTTCTTATCTTCATCAAAATCGTCAAAATATGGGTCGTAATTAAAAAAAGTTGTCATTTATTCCTCTAAAACTTTAATATAAATCTTATTCTGTCTAATTGATCGGCATCTCTTGTAACAGGTGTTTGATTTGAAACATACAAAATTTTACCTGTATATAATTCTAATGTTGGATCTGTTTTATTTATAGCTACTCGGATAGCACCACTTGTCTGACCTTTAATTGGTTGATTTGTAGATAGTGATCCTCTTATGTTGTTTACATATAACAAATTTTGTGCTTCATCAAAAGAAATAACATCAGCACTAAACGTTGAAGTGGCTAAAGTAACTCCTTGAAAAACTATTTCATCATTATTATAATCACCTACACCTGGCGAAACTTTAATTTTTGTGTACATTGAATATAAAGAATCACCTGCTAATTCTGTAGTTCCAAATTCATAAGGATTTTTTAACAGAGTAACTTCTCTATACTCATTATCTGTTGGAAAAACACCATTTTCAGAACCATCAAAATCAACATTGAACATTATTGTGTTTGCATATAATTCATCAATTGGATCAAACCCGTGACCATTTTGTGGTGACAATACTATTTCAGCAGCTGCGGCTGTACCAATACCACCAGCAACATCAGAAAAACTTAGATTAGCTTTTGTATAATCAGAACCTCTATTTTGAACAACCACATCAATTATTTTTCCGTTTGCTACATTAGCTTTTAAGATAGCATCTGTTCCATCACCACTTATTGTAATAATATCTTGTACTGTACCATCCACATAATTATTACCTTGATTGGTAATTTTTACTATGTCAATACTTCTATTTACAGCCGCAGCTCTCACAAACCTATTGAAAGTTACAGGCATAAAATCTTGAGTTAAAAATTTTTGTTTCTGTTGCGAAGTCAAGGTAAAAAGATATTTCCATTTGTAACCATCAGGTGTTTTAAAAAATGGTTCTTCTAAAGATGTTGATGACAATGAAAGTTGTGGTTCAGTATTGGAGTTTGTACCACCATTGTTCCAAAGGCATTTAAAAACTTGATCTTTTGAGTTTAAAGTATAAAATGGAGTTCCAGCTGGACATACTCCGCAAGAAGCAAATGTGTATAAGGTATTTGCGGTCCAATTTACTCTAGGTACCACAAATGATGCATTTTCTTGGCTGACTCTTTTTGCAACCATAGCTCTATCATAATAAGAATTCAGATCCCGAATCGATTGAGCTGGTGTTGGAGCGACCTCCGTACCAGCGTTCCAAGGTGTTTCTTTACCTAAAGTAACAAAAAGATATGATCTTCTGCTTAAAGGTAGATATGAATTAGCACTTACATCAAGTAAATTGTATATACTTTCTGCTAAAAGTGTTGAAAATTGATAGGTAAGTAAAGAAGCCATGAGTCTATTTATTCGATTTTTTGAAGAATTGTGGTAACTAAATTGGAAGTAACTTCGAATGTACCAGAAACAAGTATAGTATTTGCGTTGACAAAGGTGACAGTTTTGACCGAATCAAAAATTAGATTGATTGTTTGACTAGTTGCAGTAACATTTATAGTGTTGCCAAAAACTAAAGATGTTGTATTGGAGATCGATGATACTAATCCAGTATTACCTGTACTAATATAAATTGTATCACCATCTTGTAGGTCATTAATGAATGTTGTGTTATTACCAGTAATGACATTTGAAGAAGATGTTACATTGACTGTACCATTTGTAGACTTATAAAGGTTCGTCAAAATTACCATATCACCAACATTTACAACATTTGCTAGATCTGGTGTAGAACCTGTTGCAACCATATTATTTGATCCAGAAACTACATTAAATGTGTTGGCCATCGTTTTTCTGGTTAAATGAATTGTGGTAATCTCAGCGTCTGTAACATCTTCTGTGTTTGAATTTATCCGAGCAACTAAAGTTTTTGTACCTAAAGGATGAGCGATTTCATTAAGAGATTTTTTGAACTTACTGTAGTCGTTCTCTGTTTTTATTAAGTATGAATAATTATGGTATTTTTCATCATCTTGAAGTTTTTTATCAGAACTTGGTTGCCCATCTGTATTTAAATAAATTCCTGGATAACGAATAAGTCCATTTTCAAATTTTGCAGTTGCTCGAGCTTTTCCATCACCATAATAAACAACCGATGAAACATTAGCAGTTACAGCTGGAGTAGTATTTGATGTGATTGGTAAAGCAATATTTAAAGAACCACGGTAATTAAAGATTCTTAATAATCCACTTGAGGGTTCATAATTCTCAACTCGAGCATTAAAAGTAGTATTACTACTCGACACACCTTGGTAAATAACTGTATTTGAAACAAACAACTGACCTTCTGTTACATTTGATACAACGAGATCAGCATTTCTTAAAGAAATTGTTGGTGCCTGCACATAGTCATATCCATAACTTATAATTCGTAGTTTTGTTATTGAACCAATTCGTGTTGTAAATAAGTTAACATCAACACCATCACCTAATATTTCTGTTACAACTAATTCAGAATTTGCACCTGTTGTACTGTTTACGGTAATTACAGGTAAAGAATCTTGCGTGTATCCTTCACCACCTTTTATAAGTGTGCCATTGTCATTGAACACAACAGTTTTTACACCATTATTTGCCAAATGTACCTCAGAAATTTGAGCATTAGCTCCATATCCTGAACCACCAGTAAAAATTAAATAATCACCAACATTATAATTTTCTCCGCCATTTCGAACTTCAATTCTACCTAAAGCACCAACATCATCGATTGGGCGCCTTAAAAGTTTATAAACACTTAGTCCAACAATATCATTTTCAAAATTTGAGCCTTCAAGTGTAATAGAATTTGTTGAAACGCTTTCAATTGTTCTTATTTCTTCAAATTTTCCATTTAAAAATAATCTAATCAAATCACCATTTTCAAATGATAGAGTTAAATCTTGGTCGAAATCACTTAAAACTCTTGTATCTTTGATAGCCACGGTTGAATCGATGACTAAAAGATCATCAGTATCTTCTAAGTAAAAACTATAGAAAAAAGAATCAGGTAATGATTTATAACCACCTCCAGAACCATCTGTAGAAACGAATGAAATTGGAAAAACATTTAATGTTTGTGTAGTAGTAACAAAATTAATTTGGCAATTTTCAATATTACTTGTATTTGCAGCACCATCTAATGTCAAAGAGTATATTGTTTCGATAGCAACATTACTTAAATTTACCAATCGATGTGTACCTTCATCAAGAAGTTGTATTGTTGCTCGTGATTCTTGACCTAAAATTGTATCTTCAAATCCTCCAACAAAATCAATTAGTGATGAATTTTCTATTGAAGGATCTCTAAAACCAAACCCGCCATTAATTACTTGAACTTGGATGATAGAACCTTTAGTAACTTCACCAACAGTCGCTATAGCTCCAATGGGTGTCAAACCAGAAGGTGGTGTTGGATTTAATCCACCAACTATACTAACAGGGTCACCTTGATAACCAGTATTGGTATCAAATGCATTATAAAACAATCCTCTAAATTCTGGATTAATTTTTATTTCTGAAAGAGAACCAATTAAACGGCCTGTAACATCAATTTTATTATCATCGTCATCATAATAACTTGCTTCAATTGTTTCACCCGTTTGAAATAATTTATTAATATTTGAAATAAACAATTCAATATATTCAATACCTAATTGCCGATCAATTGATCGTGTTACACTTTCAACAATCGCAGTAGATTTTGATAAAGATCCAGTAATTTTTGTGCCAACAATATTAAAAATATTATTGTCATCTGTATCAATTCGCAAAGCTAAAGGAAGAATCCATTTACCATCAGAAGTTTTTAAAATTTCTTCTTTTGGATAATAAATTTCTATATCTTCATTATAAAGAACTTTAAATAAAAATTTGACAGAACTTGGTGTACCTTTTGAACGGTAATATTGATTGACAAACTTTAATAACTTTGTTTTGTCTAAAAGTATTTCTTCTGGAAAATACGGTGTTAATTCTGATTTTATAATGTTTAAATAAAAATTAGATGCAAGATCTAAATCTTTTGAGTTAGAAAAAGATTGAATGGCCGATAAAACTTGATCATTGGTTTGCAACCATTGATAATACTTCTCCAAAAATATAACAAATTTTGGATAATCTTCTCTTACAAATTCAGGAAGTTGTTGTTCAACCAACGTAGAAGTAAGTAATTGTTCCATTATATTTTATAAACTTCTACAACAACACTTGTGGGATCTTCTACATCAAATGCTAACATTTTATTTTGAATAGATGAAATGACTGTTATTTTTGGTCGAATATTAACTGATATTTCACCAAAAGCATTTGCAACAGCTAAAGGATTAAATTCATTAATATAAATTTTACCTAAAACATAATCAATCGACCCCATTACACCATTATTTTTTCCAGAATTTAAAATTACTTTTGTATTTTCATTTGTAACTTCATCTGGTTTATAATAAATTATTCTTAGTTGACCAAATCTACCTTCTAAAACAGCCGAAGCAGCAGCTAATGTTCCACCACCGCCTGTAATTCTAACAGTAGCTGTGGTATAACCAACTCCAGGGTTTGTTACAATTATTTTTGACAGTTTACCATTTACAATTGTTGCAGAAGCTGTTGCACCTTGGCCATCACCAACTATTTCTATTGTTGGTGTAGTAGAAAAATTAATACCTGGATTTGTTACAGTTATAGATTCAACACCAGTAAAAGATGAAGGAACTTCTTCAAAAAAACATTGCCGACTAATACCATCTTCATCTAACATTGTAAATTCTGGATTTGAATATAAGTTATCAACAGTTGTACCTTTGTCAAGTGCAACACCAAAATCTAAAATATAACTATTTGTGTTTGTTAAATCAGGTCTAAATTTTTTAGTTAAAAACAAATCAATTTCGTTTGATATAATAGATTTATCTAAATTATCAATTTCTGTTTTTAATAAAGAAGATTTAAAAATAGAATTAAAAGTATTTAAATTATCTTCACAAAAATTTGTAATTTGTGTCTCAACACTTGTTTTTAAATTATTTAAATTACTAATTGTTTTTGTAGGGTCATAATAAACTTTTGATATAATCTTTAAATAATTATAATCTACATCAATTATTTCAGGTGTAACCGTTAAAATACTAATTGGTTTTATAATTTCTTCTTTTACAAATTCTTTTTGTGCTTCCGTTATTTCAAAACCTAATCGAGGTTTTGCGGCAATAAAAACTTTACCATAAACTGGTGGATCATTTTCTTCGCCACCCCAAACAGTAACAGCTTCAAATTGTGGATATTTTTGTTGAATTAATTTGATATAATCATTTTTTGTTACTGCACGATTCTGTGAAGTAAATTGTAGAGGTGCTGCAAATTTAATTTCATCAACACTTTCTTTTTCAGATCCACCAGCTGCAGCCAAAACAGAAGAAACAGTAAAGTTATTAAACCCACCAATTGTATTTGTTGCTATAAAATTATTTGCTTTGTTTGATGCACTACCATTAGTTGTCAAATAGTTTAATGTAACAACTCCACCATCTGGTATTTTTTTACCTAAAATATTATCACCAAAATAAATTTCATATTTACCATTTTGGCCTTCTTGCAAGTAATAAACTGTTGATGTAGGATCTATCGTCAGAGCATCTGTATTTAAATTGTAAACTACTGAATTTAAATTAGCCAAAGATTGGCGTACAGTAACTTTTAATGTTGTGGTGTCAATATTTTCATCTGGAATTAAAAAAATCTGTTTTGGGTTTGTTGCTTGACTATGAGTGTAACTATAATTAACAAGTGTGCCTTCATAAATTGAGACGCTATTGAAAACAAAGTTATTACCTGTTTTAGAAACAGTTGTATCTTCTAATGTAATATAGTTATAAGATTTACTGTCAATTAAATTTGATAGAAAAATATAACCTTTTGGTAGAGTTAAAGATCCTGGTGTAGACGATAAAGAATTGACCGTAAAATTAATTTTTGCTAATGGAGCTTTTGTAGATCGAGGTGTATACCCATATTTTTTAGCATGTGAAACTACAGAATTTCGAAGCAAAGCGGAATCTAAAAAAGATTCATTTGCTAACATGTTCATATAGTAAGCATTATAATGAGTATTGTAAGCTAAAATATCTAATAGTACCGAAAGTCCGGCACCTTCAAAATCGTAGTCTGAAAATTCCGATTGTTGTTTTAAAAATGTTTTTAAATTAGTTTTGATCGTATCAAAATCTAAATCAGTTACGTTTAAGCGGTCAGCCATTATCTTACTCTTTGTAGGAAGAATTGAATTGTTACGGGATTAGTTAAATTTATAATAAAGAATTTCAATTGTATTGAATAACCATTGTTTTCATAATCTGGTATAGCAGAAACTTTTGAAACACTTACTCTAGGCTCAAAATTTTCAATAGTTTGTAGTATCTCTCGTTCTAAAGTTATTGCTGTTATTGAATCCAAATTTTCAAAAAGCATAGAACGAATATTTGAACCAAAATCAGGATCAAAAGGTCGTTCATAATGATTGGTCAAAATTATATTTTTTAACGAATTTATAACTGCCTGTTCGTCTATATGTTTGTTTATATCTTTACGAACAGGGTGTATGTTAAAAGACAAGTCTAAGTCTTTATATTGTCGAGTTGTCTTTGTGGTTACTGTAGCCATTTATTATTTATCTGATATTTTATAAGTTATTTTTCAAGAAATCAGTACCAATATAGTTTTTTATCAAGTAACTTTCTGTGTTTCCAACAGAATTAAATCGTGAAACAAAGTAATAATCATCTAAAATCTGTTTCTGTTTTTTAAAAAAATCCCAATCAACAGTTCTTTGAGTATACATTAGAGTATTTACTGTCTCCAAATGATTGCGGATTGTGATCATTGCAGAGTTAGATATATTACTTGTTGAGCCGTTGTATGAATTTGTTAAAAGAATATAGTCATTACTTACAATACTATTATTTGAAGTGAGTTCAGTATTGATAAAAAGACTTGTAAAACAACCTAATATTGGACTTGTATTTTGTACAGATTCTGTTTGATAAAGTAGTCTAACTAGTTCTTGACCTTGAGACATTGCAATATCATAATTTGGTATATTTGCGGTATCAACAACAGCTTCGGTATTACTAGTTGAAGTTCCCAACCTAGACATATTATCAGTATGTAATTTGAAATCTAATATTTGTATCAATAAATTATTTGCAGTATTTGCTAAGTTTCTAGCTTCTGCAAAATTCGATGGAAAAGTAATTAATGTATTATTCAAACAAAAATTTTTAATTAAAGTCGTATTCGCAGATATACCGTTTGAGATGGTCGCTACTGGATTTTTAAAGTAATTTGAAATCGATATAGTACCATTAGCAATTTCTTGTTTTTGCCAATTTTGAACATCTGACGGGAAAGTGTTTAAAGTATTTGATGCATTTTGACTGACATAAAATCCGCTACCAAACTTCGAGGTATCGTAACTAAAATTTAAACGACCAAAAATAGTATTTGCCATATTTTATTGTTTTTGAAACGGTGTGCCAGTAGGACCTTTAGGTGCTGGGTGGTTATGAATGTTGTAAATGTTTCGAATAATTTGCATCGATCCAATAGAATCTCTTACATAAGCTGCACCAACAATTCCTGGTGCTTCAACTTTAACAGTAGCAGTTATAAGACCAGATGGTACTGTAGATTCTGATGTAAAACCAGAATTAATTCCACCAAGTGTTTGTATTCCAAGATACGAAAATAATTGTTTTCCAGCAAGTATGTTGTCACCAGCGTATATACTATTTACTGCATTTAATAAACCATTTACAGTAACATCTCCGTTTAAATTAATTCCATCTGGCGCATTGATTGTTACAGTACCTAATTCTCCGCCAGCCGATAAATCTAAATCTCCTCCAGCAAAGATAGAAGCATCACCTTTTACTTTTGTTGTTGAATCACCTTCTACTAAAGAATAAACATCACCATCAACTTTCATGTCTGCATCGCCCATTACA